CTCGGCCTCAGACATGATGCAGTTTGTGGTGACCTGTGGGCATATCCAGAAGATCGTGCAGGACGCTGCGCTCATGATTTTGCATCACAGCGGGAAGGACTCAGCTAAGGGGATGCGGGGATCGTCAGCATTGCTAGGGGCGGTGGATAGTGAGTTGGAACTGATCCGCTTTGAAGACAGCATGAGTGGAATCATCCGCATTGCTAAGCAAAAGGACGGCGAGGACGGCACAAGAATCGGCTTTGAGATGGTCAGCGTGGAACTCGCGCCGCCAGCTGGATCACTGCATATTGGCGAGCCGATCACAAGCCTGGCGGTACAGGGTAAAGAGGTAGGTGCGCTTGATGACAAGAAAAATAACGCCAGCAGTGGATCAAAACTTACCGCACAAGAGTTGAAAGCATTGAACTGTTTAGAGAATGTGATTAAACAAAAAGGAATGCTAAAGGCTATGGAGGGTACGCAGAGAATGTGCGTCTTAATAGAAGATTGGGAACTCGAATTCAGGGCGAAATTAGGACGCAAACCAAGCGGAGACAAAACATTTGACAAAGCATGGTCTCGCGCTAAGGAGAAACTGACAACTCATAAACTTATGGATATGAGAGATGAATGGGTATGGATGCTTCATAAGACTGTAGACAATGAGTCTTTTTGATACTGTGTTTATATACATCCAAAATGGAGACATTTGGAGACATTTGGAGACATTGTCTCCGTGAATGGAGACACGACAAACGAGAGTCTATAAGACTCGTAGTTTGTCTCCATCAGTGTCGCCGACACCAATTTATTTGAAAGGAAACCGAAATGGCAACTAAGCAAAAGAGTAGACAGCATCCACCAGCAACGAGTCCAAGCCAACAAGCAGACCCTTGGACGATTTACGTTCAATCCAAACTGGTGGAGTTGGAGTCAGCCAAGGCAGTCAGTGACAGGAAATGGGGAGAAAATCGACTGATTACTTTAGTTGACAGTCAACTTAGAGAGAAATTCTGGATTCAGAACGCCAGATTGCAGCAAACAGTCACGGCAAAGGATCAGGCGAAATTCGATTCAAGCCTGGCGGGAATGATTAGAGCGTATGGCGTGCTGGATCAGTGGGCAGCCGATCAAGGCATATCACCAGCCAGCGACAGCATCCCAAGGATTGAGTGGGAAATGCAAAACGGCCAGGTCATGGTCATTGTCAGAACTGTCAACGAGGCCGTGGCAATACAGCGGGAGCGTCAAGACATCAGTAATCAGAACATCTGGAGCATGGAAGAGATCGAGGCACTGTTGGCCGATGAGCGTATGCAGCAAGTCATCAAAATTAAAGCACTATTCCCAACAGCCAAAGTCACAGCATTCAAACCAGCGCCAGACTTCAAGCTAGGCGGTGCAACAGGATTTGATGACTTTGAAAACGACTTGAAATTCGATGACAATGAAGTCATGGAAAAGAAGTTTGATACGAAACTCGCAGGGAGAATGAAGAATGCAGCGAATTAAACAGTGGGTACTGGACATCGTCCAGCGGATTAAAACGGCTCTGAGGAGGGTCTGAGCGTGGTTGGTAACCCAAAACGTAAGCAGGATGTCGCATTCCTCAACGATATGCCGGAAGAGATGATCTTCAGCATGGTTGAGGCCGGCAAAAGCATTGCCAATATCTGCATCAGCTTGGGCATTAGCAAACGTGCGCTAGACGATTGGATTGAGGAAAATGATCACGGTGCTATGATTGCACGCGCGCGCACGCGTGCGGCAGACCTGATGGCCTGTGAGACGATAGAGATAGCGGACGGCATGGATGTCGATCACGCGCAGCGCGATGTCCAGCGCATCCGAACGAGGCAATGGCTGGCCGAGCGATGGGATCAGAAGACTTACGGCTTACAAAAAGCAGCCTCGATTAACATAAACATCCAAGACCTACGCATGGCCGCGCTGCGCCATGTCGAGGTTGTCGATGAGTTATCCACAGGCGAGAGGCACGATTGAGCCATGATTGATCACATTGCCCTGTGGATAACTCAACTCTGCCTGTTTGTTGAGCAAATACTGGTCAGTTATCCACAATTGACTTAACATAATGGACATCGTGTTAAATGGAATATGTAAGCATTCTGTAAGAAAGCATATAGATCAATGACTTGCATGAATAGTGGATTGTGGATAACTTTCAGCGGTAAAGTGGCCGCTGCTGGCGCTGGAGCGTGCCGCTGGCCGTGGGCGGCGGCGACCCCCCCATCGCTGGTTTTGGCGGGGGCAGCTGATGATGCAACCGAACACCTACCGAATCCCACAGCCATAACCACATGACCGACCCCCTACCCCCTACTGCTACGAAACCGCGCGTCCCGAAAAAAAAATCCGAGGACTTGCTGGTAAACAATCCATTTGTCGAATTCGTCAAGCTGTACAAGAACAACCCTGTGCTGTTTGTCCGCGAGGTGCTGAACACTGAGCCTGACCCGTGGCAGGTGGAGTTCTTGAATCACATTGCCAAGGGCAACCGGCGTATCTCTGTCAGATCGGGCCATGGAGTGGGCAAGTCCACCGCGTCAGCCTGGGCGATGATCTGGTACTTGCTGCTGAGGTTTCCGGTGAAGGTGGTGGTGACGGCACCAACAAGCAGCCAGCTGTATGACGCGCTGTTTGCGGAGGTGAAGCGGTGGGTGAAGGTGCTGCCGCCGATGCTGGCTGATATGTTGGAGGTGAAGCAGGACAGGATTGAGGTGAAGGATGCCAACGAGGAGGCGTTTATCTCAGCGCGGACATCGAGGGCAGAGCAGCCCGAGGCGTTGCAAGGGGTTCACAGCGACCATGTGATGCTGGTGGGGGATGAGGCCAGCGGTATACCGGAGAAGGTGTTTGAGGCGGCCAGTGGAAGTATGTCGGGGCATAACGCTGTGACGTTGCTGCTGGGTAATCCGGTGAGATCAAGCGGGTTCTTCTTTGACACGCATAACCGTCTGGCGGGGGATTGGGTGACGATGAAGGTGTCCTGCGCCGACTCGCCGAGGGTGAGTGAGGCTTACATTGAGGAGATGAAGGCGCGGTACGGCGAGGAGAGCAACGCCTACCGCATTCGCGTGCTGGGTGAATTCCCGCGCAGTGACGAGGACACGGTTATTCCCATGGAGTTGCTGGAATTGGCGATGAATCGGGACGTAGTGGCGAGTCCTTACGCGCCGCTGGTCTGGGGATTGGACGTGGCGAGGTTTGGCTCTGACCGTTCGGCGCTGTGCAAGCGCAGGGGGAACGCGGTGATCGAGCCGATTAAGACCTGGAAGAATTTGGACTTGATGCAGTTGACTGGTGCGGTGGTGGCTGAGTTTGAGGCGTTGCCGCCAAGCGACAGGCCGGAAGAGATACTGGTGGACAGCATTGGGCTTGGCGCCGGAGTGGTGGATCGGTTGAAAGAATTGGGGCTGCCGGCTCGCGGGATCAACGTCAGCGAGAGTCCGGCCATGGGCGGGACGTACCGGAATCTGAAGGCTGAGCTTTGGTACAAAGCCAAGGCGTGGCTGGAGCAGCGCGACTGTCGGCTGCCAAAGGATGAGCTGCTGGTGGCTGAGTTGGCGACCGTGAGGTATATGTTTACGAGTAACGGCAAGATTCAGATTGAGAGCAAGGACGAGATCAAGAAGCGGGGTTTGGCCTCGCCTGACAAGGCTGATGCGTTTTGTTTGACGTTTGCCTCTGACGCTGTAATCGGCATGATGGGGAGCAAAGCTAGCACCAAGTGGGGACAGCCGTTGAAAAGAAACCTGTCTAGGGTTGCATAATATGAATTCGTTGGCGCATAGTAACTGGACTATAGATTTCCTAGTGGGATTCTCCCCAGAACTCCCTGCGCCAACACCTAATTTCTTAAGGAGCATTCCAATGAAGATGACCAAAGCAGCGAAGAAGGTTGGCAAGGTGATGGGCGAGTACAAGGCTGGCACATTGCACAGCGGCAAAGGCGGCAAGGTTGTGAAGAATCCACGCCAGGCCGTGGCTATTGCAATGTCCGAAGCCAAGATGCCCATGCGCGGTGCGCGTACAGCGAAGAACATGAAGACCAAGGGGATGCGTTAATGGCTACCCTAAAGCGCACCATGGATCAGGCCATGGATCAAAAGCCTGGCTATCAGGGTGCTGGCGCCAGCTGCCCTGCGCCAACACAAGACATTACGCTGAATCTGAAGAACCGCGCCAAGGCTATTACGTCTGCGGGTTACGGACCGGAGAATCCGGCGCTGCCTAATGATGCTTTTTGGAGCAAGAAGGCTGACCAGTGGGATGTGTCTGCGGATGATGCCAAGCAAAGCCTGTGCGGTAACTGCGCGGCTTTTAACGTGGGAGACAAGATCAAGCAGTGCATTGCTGACGGCATTGGCCGCGAGGCTGACCCATGGGGAACGATTAAGTTGGCCGACTTGGGCTACTGCGAGATATTTGACTTCAAGTGCGCGGCCAGCCGTACCTGTGACGCTTGGGTTGTTGGCGGCCCGAACAAGGGTGACGGCGAATCAGAGGATGGTGAGTATGCGGAAGAGAGCGATTCTGAGCCTGATTCACTTCTTACCATCAAGATCGGATCAGCGGATTGATTTCCCCGATCTGCATCAGCACAGTACACGGCAAAGGTTTGCGGGTGATGCTCACAAGCATTGCCGAGTACTGTCCCGAAGTGCCTGTCTATTTGCGAGGGCCAGAGTCCATCATTGGCGGCTTTGACGCTGACTTCAAACTGTTTGGTGCCGCGCACAATTTCGGTCTTGATTACAACGAAATCATTGACCGTGCCTTTGCCGATGGGTTTGAGTCAGTGATCTGCGCCAATGACGATATCGTGCTGACACCAACGAGCTACCGGCTGCTGATGGAGGATGTAGCACAGCTGAAGGCTGAAACTGGTGAGCCTGTGGGCTGGGTTTCAGCGCGGTGCGATGCAGCCAGGCCAGTGCAGAATATTCGCTCTAACCCCTTTGATCAGCGTCTGCACTACTTCAAGTACCCCTATGAAGACGCAATTGTGCCAATGGAATGCCCGTCCCCTATCTTTGCATGGATTGGTGCCGATGCGTGGATCGCGGCTGTATTTCCACCGCTGAACTGGTACTCAGATGATGTTCACTGCGAGGATTTGCGTGCCGCAGGCTTTCACCATTACCTGAGCCGGTCATATGTGCATCACATTGGCAGCCAGACTGTCGGCATGAATGGTGACGCACTGACCAAGGCCGCAATACCATGGCTATTAAAAAACAGACCGGAATATGCAAAGCAGTGGTTTGATACTTAACTTAGGCTCCGGCAAGGACTACAAGCCTGATTGCGTAAATGCTGATATTCGCGCAGATGTTGGCGCTGATTGGGTGGTGGATATTGGTGCGCCGATGCAGATCAACCGTCAGTTTTCCAAGATCATGGCATTTGACGTACTGGAACACATACCGAACTTAGTGCAGGCCATGACCAACTGCCGCGACTTGCTGGAGATGGGCGGTGAGATGCACATTCATGTGCCTTACGACCTGAGTCATGGCGCGTGGCAAGACCCGACACACGTCAGAGCATTCAACGAAAAATCTTGGGTGTACTACTGTGAGTGGGCGTGGTACTTGGGCTGGAAGGGCAGCAAGTTTGAGATGACGCATTTGGAGATGCGCCTCAGTGCTTACGGTCAACACCTAGAATTACCGCAAAATGAGATATTGCGGCTGCCTCGCGCCGTAGACTCTATGTACGTTATTCTGAAGAAAGTAACAGCATGATCAACGATTTGCAAATGACCACCGACATGGCCGCCGTCAATCCGATGGATGACACCGAGTTGCAGGGCATTGTTGCCGGTGAACTGGAAGATGCCGTCAGCTACATTGATGCCGATGTCTCACCGATTCGCGCCAAGGGAACAGAGTACTACCGTGGCGACCCCTTTGGCAATGAGGAAGATGGCCGCAGCCAGGTTGTGGCGATGGAGGTGCGCGACACGGTGAGCGCCATGTTGCCAAGCCTGATGCGTGTTTTCTTCAGCACAGAGAATGTTGTTGAGTATGTGCCGCGTGGGCCGGAAGATGTCGCAGGCGCACAGCAGGCGACCGACTACGCCAACTACATTTTCAGCAACGACAACAACGGTTTCATGACCACCTACGCGCTGTTCAAGGACTCGCTGGTGCGTAAGTGCGGTATTGCAAAGTACTGGTGGGATGAAACCGAAGAGGTCAAGATTGAGGATTATTCTGGCCTCGATGACCAGACCGTGCAGATGCTGATGAATGAGCAGGCCGAGGTCAAGATTGTGGTCAGCTACCCTGACCCATCTATGCCGATGGACATGATGCAGCCGCAGGTTGATCCGATGACCGGCCAAATGATTCAGATGCCGCAACCCATGCTGCATGACGTGCAGATCAAGCGCACCGTCAAGGATGGCCGCATCAAGATCATGGCGGTGCCGCCTGAAGAGTTGGTGATTGACCGCCGAGCCAGATCGTTTGACGATGCTGGCATCATTGCTCATCGCCAGATGGCAACCGTGGACGATCTGATTCAGATGGGCTATGAGCTGGATGAGATTGAGGAGAATATCTCCAGCACCGATCTGGACAGTAATGACGAGTACTTGGCACGCCAGCCGCTGTCCACCACCATGGGTTCCGGCGACAGTTTGAATCCTGGTCAACGCCGTGTGCTATACGTTGAGTCCTACATTTGCGTGGACTTTGACGGTGACGGCATTCCTGAGTTGCGTAAGGTCTGCTGCATGGGTTCTGGCTACACCGTGGTGCGTAATCTGCCTGCGAGCTACATTCCCTTTGTTGATTTCCCATGTGATCCAGAGCCGCATACCTCGCCGTTGGAGGCCATGTCGATATTCGATTTGACGCATGACATTCAGGAGATCAAGTCTGAGGTGCTGCGAAACACGCTGGATTCGCTGGCGCAGTCTATCCACCCGCGCACCGCTGTGGTGGAAGGCCAGGTCAACATTGATGACGTGCTGAACAACGAAACTGGTGCCATTATTCGAATGCGCGCGCCTGGCATGGTGCAGCCTTTTACGACCCCATTTGTCGGCCAGGCTGCATTCCCCATGCTGGATTACATGGATCAGATGCGCGAAGACCGCACCGGCATGAGCAAGGCCGCGATGGGATTGGACGCTGACGCATTGCAGTCAAGCACCAAGGCAGCTGTGGCGGCCACCATTGGTGCCAGCCAAGGGCGCATTGAGCTGCAAGCACGCATACTGGCCGAGGGCATGAAGAAACTGTTTAAGGGCATCTTGTACCTGATGACCACACACCAAGACAAGCCGCGCATGGTGCGCTTGCGGAATGAGTGGGTGGAGATCGACCCGCGAGTCTGGAATTCCAGCATGGACGTGACGGTGAATATTGGCCTGGGCAATGGCGATACCAACGAGCGCATCCAAGCACTGACCATGATTGCGGGAAAGCAAGAGCAGATCATGCAGCAGTTTGGCCTGAGCAATCCGGTGGTGACACCGGCCATGTACATCCGCAGCATCCAGAAGATCATTGAGTTGTCTGGATTTAAGGACGCATCGAGCTACATCCAGACGCTGCCAGCAGACTACCAGATGCCGCAGGCCGATGCACCAAAGCCAACGCCAGAGGAGGTGCTGGCACAGGTACAGGCTCAGTCGATCCAAGCCGACATCCAGAAGAAGGCTGCCGAGTTGGAATTGAAGCGCGAGCAGATGATCCGCGATGACGATTACCGTAGAGATCAAATGGCGCAGGACTTAATGCTCAAAAAGTACGAATTAGAGTTAAAGTATCAGACACAAATTAGCACTGCCGAGATTCAAGCGCAGCAGTCTATGGATCGGGAGGCCATGGCGCAAGAGTCTGCAATCATCCAACAGGCTGTGCAGACAGCGGCGAATGTGCCTCCACCCATCAACCTTAATGGAATGGCTCAATGAACGAAGAACAAGTACGAAAAGGCCGCAAGTCCGAGCAGTTTATGCAGGATGAGGTATTTGCAGCGGCCATGGAGAAGATGCGTGGCGATTTGCTTTGGGAGTTTGAGAGCAGCAAGCCGGAAGAGGCTAACAAACGTGAAATATGTTGGGCGCAGTTGCGTGCCATTGAGAATTTCAAGAACGAACTCACCAAAATGATCGACAACGGCAAGGTGGCACAGCGTGCCATTGAGCGCGCGCAGAAAAATCTTGTTTAATTAAGGAAATAAACTAATGCAAACAGTAGCACCAACGCCAGCGGCGAGTGTTGTACAGGGTCCGATGAGTATGGCTGAAGCAGCCGATGCACTTGTGGGAATGCTCCCCGATGAGGGACAAGAGGATTCAGGCGAGTCGCAGTTGCCCGAAGAGGGCGCGGCGGGAGAAGATGAGTTGCTGACCGATGCAGACGCGGATGGCAATGAAACTGATTCCGAACAATCCGAAGAAGATGAGAATTCTGAAGAGGAAGAACAGCCACAAGTCTTCACCGTCAAGGTTGACGGTAAAGAAGTCGAGGTGTCGCTGGAGGAACTCCAAAAGGGATATTCAAGGACTCAGGATTACACACGCAAAACGCAGCAAATTGCCGAGGTGCGAAAGCACGCTGAGGCAGAGTTGCAGGCAGTGCGTGCCGAGCGCGAGCAATACGCTCATTTGTTAGGAGCTTTAGAGGCTCAGGTTCAGCAGACAACGCAGCCAAACATTGATTGGGAACGTCTTTACCAAGAAGACCCCATTGAGTGGGTACGGCAGCGCGAGGTGATGCGAGAAAACCAAGAGAAGAGCGCGGCTATTCAAAGCGAAAAGCAGCGCCTGTCTCAGTTGTCGCAACAGGAACAAATGCAGCAGCACCAGATGGTGTTGCAGCATGAGCAAGAGGCTTTGGTGGCGGCTATTCCCGAGTGGAAAGACTCCAAGAAGGCTGCGGCTGAAAAGGCCATGCTTGTTCAATTCGGCCAGAAGGCTGGATTCTCACCTGATGAACTTAAGAATGTTCTCGATCACAGGGCGGTTGTACTGCTGCGAAAAGCGGCGCTGTACGACCAGATGGTGTCCAAGCGTGGACAGATCAAGCCGGTGACGAACAATGGGCCAAGACCCGCAAAGCCTGGTGCAGCGGGAAGAGTTTCTAACAATACTGAGGCATTGCGAGCACAACAGCGTCTTGCGAAAACTGGCCGTGTCGATGACGCGGCTGATGCCATCTACAAACTCTTGAAATAAGGAATTCACCATGTCTATCGTAAGTAACACGTTCACCACATACTCTGCAAAGGGTATTCGGGAAGATCTTTCAAATGTAATAACAAATATCTCACCAGAAGAAACACCGTACCAATCCAACATTGGCCGTGAGACTGTCACTAACACTCTGTTTGAGTGGCAGACCGATACACTCGCTGACGCTGCTGCTAACGCACAGCTTGAGGGTGATGACGTTGGCACATTCGATTCAGTGACAGCAACCGTCCGCTTGACCAACTACGCTCAGATCGCACGCAAAACCATCGTCCTGTCAAATACTGAAGAAGTGGTCAACAAGGCTGGCCGCCGTTCTGAACTGGCATACCAGATCGCCAAGCGCGGCTCTGAACTCAAGCGTGACCAAGAATTCACATTCTTGAATGGTGCTGTGGCTGCTGCTGGTAACACTACAACTGCTCGCGCTACCGCCTCATTGGGCGCGTTTGTCAAAACCAACACCGATAAGCAAACCAACGGCACTGACCCAAGCTACACCACACTGCCAAACAGTGCGCGTACTGACGGCAACGTGCGTACTTTCACTGAAACCATTCTCAAGAATGTGATTCAGAAAGTATGGTCTGCTGGCGGTACTCCGAAAATCCTGATGGTTGGCCCTGTCAACAAGCAGCGCGTTTCCGGTTTCTCTGGCATTGCATCTTCACGTTTCAACATCAACGGTGGCGACAAGCCTGCCGTGTTGATCGGTGCAGTTGACATCTACGTCAGCGACTTTGGCAACGTGGCCGTCATTGCTAACCGCTTCCAGCGCGAGCGTGATGGTTGGATCATCGACCCTGAGTACGCAAAAATGACCGTGCTGCGTCCTTACCAACAAGTCGAATTGGCGAAAACAGGTGACGCTGAGAAGCGTATGCTGTTGATCGAATTCGGCCACAAGGTTACAGCTGAAAACGCTCACGGCCTTTGCGCTGACTTGTCAACTTCTTAATCAACTAAGAGGAAAAGGGGGAGGAGAAATCCTCCCCTACTTACATGGAAAAACGATTTTTTGATGCAAGCCCCGAGAAGGGGATCACTCGCACTTGGCACTATAACGAGGACACTGATGAGGCAACGATTCAGACCACGCAGGACTTGACTGCCGTCATCGAGGCCAACAAGCGCGACTTTGCCGCCATCGACAACAAAGCAGATTGGAAGGGTGAGTGGCACCATGTTGCCAGCATCCCTGAGTCGATCTACTTTCAGCTGAAAGCCGAGGGCAAGCTGGATGATCCGGAATATATGAAGCGTTGGCTTAACGACAGTGATAATCGATTTTTCAGAGTGAGGCCAGGACAGGTATGAAATACATTGCAGTCTGCACGCCAGCGCGTGACATGGTTCATACCAACTACACCTATTGCATGGTCAATATGGTGGCGTACCACACGCTGAACACGACTGACGCTGTCAGCCTCAAGATTCTGCAAGGCACGCTCATTCAGAATCAGCGTGCTGACCTGTGCCTTGATGCGATGCGCGAGGGTTGCAGCCACATACTGTTCATCGACTCCGACATGACTTTCCCGCAGGACATGATCCAGCGGCTGCTGGCGCATGACGTGGATATCGTGGCAACGAACTGCGCCAGACGTAGGATGCCCACAGGGCCAACCGCGCAGAACTATGATGAGAATGGAAAGCGCAAGCCGGTCTACACCATGCCTGAATCCACCGGCTTAGAAGAGATCGGCTCTGTTGGCACTGGCGTGATGCTGATCAAGCGCGAAGTGTTCCAAGGAATGTCCGAGCCGTGGTTCGATATGCCTTGGCAGTACGACACTCGCGGCTACATGGGCGAGGATGTCTTCTTTTGCAAGAAGGCTCAGGAATTAGGTTTCAAGGTGTATATTGACCATGATGTCTCAAAAGAAATTGGACACATTGGCACATTTGAATTCCGGCATGAACACACTTGGGTTATGCGGGAACAGCTTGAAAAAGAGGCAGTCTAAATGGCATTGACCACCTACACCGAACTCAAAGCATCACTGGCTGATTGGCTCAACCGGACTGATTTGACTTCGGCTATTGCTGACTTCATCAGCCTGGCAGAGGCGCAGATGGAGCGCCAGCTGCGTACACGTCAGATGATTGTGCGTGCCACTGCATCCTTTGCAGCTGCCGCCGAGTACGGCACTGTGCCTGATGACTTTTTGGAAACCAAGTCCATCAAGCTAGACACCAATCCGGTGACCTCCTTGTCATTCCAGACCATTGAGGCGATGGATCAACTGTCGAACACTACCTACCTATCCAGCGGAAAGCCGCTGTACTTCACGGTGGTGGGCAATCAATTTAGGCTGCTGCCAATTCCTGATGGAGCGTACACCGCTGACCTGGTGTACTACGCCAAGTTGACCAAGTTGTCATCGACTGTTGCAACCAATTTTCTGCTGACTCAGGCACCGGACGTTTACCTGTACGGCTCGCTATTACAGGCTGCGCCTTATCTACAAGATGATGCGAGAATCTCAGTGTGGTCATCTTTATACCTGGCTGGATTAGAGCAGTTACAAGTTGCTGATGACCGTGGATCAACCTCTGGCGGCGCTCTGTTGGCGCGTGCAAGGACATTCGGATGATAGTCACCACCACCAAAGGCGAGATGGACGATTCATTGCTGGAGAAGCGTGAAGGTTCATTGGACAATGACACCGAGACAACAAGCTGGGTAGAGTATTGGCTGGATGGTGAAATGGTTCACCGATCTGTCCACATGGCGCTCAAGCGCAGTGTGTTTGCTGATGGCATCAGTCAGTCGATTGGTTAATATGGATGGGAAACCAAAACAATCAGAAGTTGAAAGATTTATGTCTCATGTACATAAACATGATTCTGGTTGTTGGTTATGGACAGCATATTGCATGAAGAAAAATGGATATGGATTTTTTAGAGCGCCAGCAAGACATGAGTTGGCGCATAGAGTTTCGTATCGTTTATTCAATGGACAACTTGATGCAAGAGATGTGATGCACAAATGCGATGTGCCTAATTGTGTCAATCCAGATCATCTTGTTTTAGGGACAAGATTAGAAAATATGCAAGATGCAAAACTCAAAGGAAGAATGCGTATTGGTCAAGATCATGGAAGATCAAAATTAACTGAAGAGCAAGTTAATTTGATAAAAAAATCAAATAAATTGCAAAGAGAAATAGCTACTGAGTTTGGAATTACTCAAAGCCATGTAAGTTGTCTAAAATCAGGCAAGAAGTGGCAACATCAAAATGTGAGTTGGGTATAACCCAAGAAGGGAACTATCATCGCAAACACACAATCCATGTGTACAAGTTTCAAGGGCGAGCTACTTGTCGGTCACCACAATTTCGGTACTGGCGTTATTCGCGCTGCGACCACAGCCGACACTTTTAAGGCTGCCTTGTACTTGGCCTCTGCCACCGTCAGCGCGGCCACAACAGCCTACAGCGCCACAGATGAGGTGTCAGGCACTGGCTACACCGCAGGCGGCGTGACGGTCACCTTTGGCACCGCACCAAGCACCAGTGGCACCACAGCCTTTGTGACTCCCAACGCCAGCATCAGCTACTCTGCTGTGACTCTTTCTACGGCCTTTGATGCAGTACTGATCTATAACAGCACTCAGTCAAACAAGGCGGTTAGTGTGCATACCTTTGGCAGCCAGACTGTGACCGCAGGCACGTTCACATTAACGATGCCTGTCAATGACGCAAGCACCGGCCTGATCCGGTTGGCTTAACCGAGGAGCAGCGGCATGGCTGCTTATGGCTCAGGAAGATATGGCTACGGCGCTTGGGGCTTTGGAGAGGCTGGCGCAGCATTAACAGGTAATGCGTCAACTGGTGCTGTTGGCACTTTACTCACCAATATATCCATTCAAGAAGATGGGACGATTGCCACAGGCAATGTAGGCACTGTCGGATTAACTGTTTCCATTGCCATCACCGGCAATGCAGCCACTTGTGCTGTTGGATCGGTCTTAGCGTTATCAAGCCAGGCCGTTACAGGTAATGAGTCAACCTTGTCTGTTGGCACACTGGCACCAGTTACGTCAATTGCTGAAGATGGAAACTCATCAACCTTATCGGTTGGCAGCGTTGGCGCTGTCATCTCACCAGTATTGTCAGGAAATGCAGCTACTGGCGCTGTTGATACGGTATCGGCAGAGGTAATTTCATTCCAAGACATCACCGGAGTTGATGGGTTTGAAGGTGTCGGTACCATCACAACCGTCATAGAGGTTGCGATAATTGGCGTTGAGTCTGCTGGCGCTGTTGGCACGCTGATCGGCTTTGGATGGGGCGCAGTGCCTGATTCAAGCGAGACATGGACGGCGCAGTCTGATTCCAGCGAGACATGGACACCAGTTGCGGATTCCTCCGGCAGTTGGACACCAGGTTCTGATACCTCAGAATCTTGGACAGATTTAGCAGACAATTCAATCACTTGGCAAGAAGCCGCGTAAAGGGGATTAAAGAATGGCAGATACAACCACCACCAACCTACTGCTGACAAAGCCAGAGGTTGGATCCTCAACAGACACTTGGGGTACAAAGATAAATACAGACATGGGGTTAATCGATGATGTCTTTGCTGCCGCTGGTACAGGTACATCAGTTGGCCTGAATGTTGGCTCTGGTAAGACTTTGACAGTTGCTGGGACGATGACAGTTACAGGTACATCAAATTTCCCTGGAACTGGAATTTGGAATTCCAGCGGTAATGTGGGGATAGGTACTAGTTCGCCAAGATCGGCTGGTGGTTACACATCTTTGTGCCTTAATAACGCAACTACTGGAACATTCATTGATTTTTCTGTGGCAGGTACAAGACAAGCAACAATAACAGCATCAGCGGCAGTATTTGATTTTCAATCAGCATTAACATCGCCAATTACGTTTAGTACAAACGGAACTAACGAACGTATGCGTATTGACATTAACGGTAATGTACTCATCAACACAACCACTGCTCAAACAGGCGCAAAACTGGCGGTTACAGGCGGTATCCAAGGAACGATTACACGCGCAACTGCGGTTGCATCTACCAGCGGTACAAGCATTGACTTTACATCTATACCGTCATGGGTAAGACGTATTACTGTGATGTTGAGCGGTGTAAGTACAAGTAGCACAAGTAATTATTTAATTCGACTTGGTACAGGCTCAACAACATACACTACGTCTGGCTATGTTTCATCTTGTAGATCGGCGGCAAGTACTGCTGGATTTTTGGTAGTTGATGCACCAACTGCCGCCAGTTTAGCCAGTGGCGCACTTACGTTAACAAATCTTTCTGGCAACACTTGGGTGTCTTCTGGTGTGCTTCAGCTCAGTGGTGGAAGTACATATCAATCAGCAGGGGTTATTGCTCTTGGCGCAGAGTTAACCGCAGTACGCATTACCTCAGTAACGCCAGACACCTTTGATGCCGGAACAATCAACATCATGTATGAAGGTTAAATCATGACACACAGAATAGTAGTTAATTGCGAAACAGGTGAAGTCACTCAGGTGGAGTACACCGCTGAAGAACAAGCCGCATACGATGCAGCAGTGGCGCAGCAAGTCGCAGAAGCAGCAGCGCAAACTGAGCCAGCAGCATGAGCCTAGAGACAGATTTTTATGCTCACCAAGCATCTTGCGATCAGCGATACAAGAATATCGAAGAGAAGCTGGAATCCGGTAAAGCTCGCATGACTCGGATTGAGTACCTGATCTACATTGTCATTGCCGCTGTTCTGCTCGGGCCAGGCTTTGCTGCTCAAATGTTTACAAAACTGCTGGGGCTGTAAATTGATCCAATCACGCTATGCATCATGGCCGCTGGAATCTGTAAGCAAATCCAAGCAGGCTGCGCTTTGTACCGTGAGTGCAAAACGCAGTTTGTTGAGATAAAAAAAACAGGTGAAGAGGTTGCTGCAATTGGCAAAGAGGCATATGGGTTCTGGAAACAGTTACTGCAATTCTTTGGCGGCAAACCAAAACAGCAACAACAGCAAGCAAAGCCGGTAGCAGCAAAAAAGAAGAAAGAAAAATTTGTTGAGGTAGATGAAGAGGAAATACTGAATGGAGTTGTAGATCAGCTTATTCAGTTTTTCCACTTGCAGCAGCAGCTCGCTGACCATATCCGCGAAAGTGAGGAGAAGTCCAGAACAGTCTATGACCCTGACGCTAACCTGTTTGAGGCGGCCATCAAGCGCGTAAGGGCAGCTGACCAGATGCAAGTTATGGTCAACGACATCAGAATGGCGATGACCTGGAACGCTCCTCCGGCGCTTGGGGCGCTTTACTCCAAGGTCATGGAGATGCGTGAGATTGTTGGCGCAGAACAGGAAGCCGCAAGGCTGGCGCAAGAGTCAAAGGCCAAGAGGACGCTATGGCAACGTCAGCAAAGAGAGGCAAGCCAACGGTTAAAACTGGGAGTAAGCGTCCTGACCCTTATTCTTATCCTATACCTGTGGAGCCTGCTTTTCGTCCTGACGAACCAGAGGATCACATGATGGGAGCAGTAGGCTGGATCGTTTCGGTGGTTCTCGTTGCCTTGATGCTGCCACTGCTGGCGTTTATGCTGTTGGATACCTTGGAGCAAAAGCAAGAGGTGAGACAACAGCTTGAAAAGGTGGAAAAATTACGCCGTAAGATCGAAAGGAAAAATCGTGACAAGACTCCTGTTTCCATTACTGATAATCCTGTCTTTGACCGTCATAGAAAATATTTGAAAGATTGAAATGAATATCTACTGCATTTGGGGATTATCCATTTTGCTGGTCTTACTAACCGGCTGCGAAGACCGCTTTAGATATCCATGTCAAGACCCAAAGAATTGGGACAAGGAAGAGTGCAAGCCGCCAATCTGTACGGCCACAGCTACTTGTCCTGAGATGCTTGTTAAACCCGAACAGGAGAAGAAGTAATGCCAACTATTGTGATGAATAAACAAACTCGCATGACTGCCGAAGAGATTGAGGCAAGGGTATGGGCTTTCGTAATTGTTTGTCTGATATTGATTCTGCTTGGATCAGTAGCCATGTTTCTCTACGCATTAACCTACGTCACACAGCCTATGTCATCTATGGCCCCAATCGATAAGGTGTACACCCAGCAGATTTCCACCATCATGGTGTTTATTACTGGCGTGCTTGGCGGGGTTGCTGGCCGGTCTGGCGTTAAAGCAATAGCCACGGCATCAGCAAAGGCAGAAGCAATTGACAATGATGAGCCGCCAAAGCCATGAGTTTGCTTAACCCTTGGGTGATTTTGAGTATCCTGATTGCCATTGGCTCTGCCTTTGCCGGTGGATACTCCAAGGGTAAGGACTCTGAGTATCAGCGCCAGCAGCTGGAGATTGCCGCGCTCAACGCCAAGGCCAGAGAAACTGAGAAGGCCATGGCGCAAGTGGCGCAGAGTTACGGTGACACATTACGAAAGGCGAATAATGTTGCAAGGGTTAAAGAGACAAAGCTACGTGCTGATATTGCCACTGGTGAGCGCAAGCTGTTCATTCCTGTCAAAGCCGCCGAGTGCGCCGTATCAGCCGCCACAGATACCACCGCTGCCGGTGGAGGTACAGAAACAAGAGCCGAGCTTGACGGAGGAGTTGCTCAAGCTCTTATCGATATCGCCAGCAGAGGTGATGCCGCCATCCGCAGCCTCAACACCTGTTATGACCAATACGAAAAAATGAGGAACATGAAATGAATCTATCACCAAGTTTTACCCTTGAAGAATTAACCCATACCGATCACCGCGAGTTTGATAATTTGCCAAACGAAGAGGAATTAGCCAATCTGTACCGCTTGGCTGAATTTTTGGAACAGGTCAAGGTTGTGCTTGGCGGTAAACCGATTATTGTAAATTCTGCATTCAGATCAAAAGCCGTTAATGATGCAGTGAAATCATCTGACAAATCACAACATAGACGGGGCTGTGCAGCTGATATTCGTGTGCCAGGCATGACACCAGATGAAGTTGTCAAAGCAATCATTGGTTCTGAGTTGGAATACGATCAGGTCATTCGTGAGTTTGATCGTTGGACTCATGTCAGTATTCCAAACACTGAGGATGCCGATCCTCGCGCCATGGCTTTGATCATTGACAAGACCGGCACAAGAGCATTTGCATAATGGCAACAAACCTCAATCAGCAGATCACGACACCAGCGCCGCCGAACATTGGCTCACCTGGTGCGTCATACGATGAGAGGTTTCAGTCTCAGTCATTCGGTGCGCTTAATCGGTACTTCAGCAGCCTGACGGCACTGTTTGCGGCGCTGTTTGGGCCGCGTGGTGGTAAGTGGATCAACAATCCATATGGCGCGTTTCAGGATGGCACAGATCAGGTGGCGGCCAACACCACCACAGCCTACGCCATCACATTTGACACCACCGACTTCAGTAATGGTGTTACTTTGTCGAATTCGTCAAGGCTTAATGTGTCTCAGGCTGGTTTATATAACTTGCAATTCAGTATCCAGTTTACAAATACCACCAATGCATCTCAAGATGTGGATGTTTGGTTTCGTAAAAACGGCACAAACATTGACAAATCAAATAGCAGATTTGGCTTTGCGCCAAGGAAAGGTGCTGGCGATCCATATCACACCATTGCCGCACTGAATTTCTTTGTCAGTTTGGCTGCCAATGATTATGTGGAGATCATGTGGCGGACAACAGATGTTGGCGTGCAGATTGAACACTATGCGGCCAGCAGCTCGCCGACTAGGCCAGTCGTGCCATCAGTCATTGCCACTCTCACATTCGTGTCCAATCTGTCTACAGAAACCGCATAATTACGCCATGGCACTCATTCCACTCAAAATCCCACCTGGCGTGTACCGCAACGGCACAGAGTATCAGTCTGCCGGACGCTGGTTTGATGCTAACCTTGTGCGCTGGTATGAGAATACCTTGCGTCCTATTGGCGGCTGGCGCAAGAAGTCAGAAACGGCAATGACCGGATCATGCCGTGGGTTGCTGACATGGCGTGACAATGGCGCTACTGCTTGGGCTGCCTTTGGTACGCATTCAAAACTGTACGTCATGAGTGGCACTACCTCTGTTGTAAAAGAGATTACGCCAACAGGATTTACTTCTGGTCTTGCTGACGCTACTAGTCTCACTGGTTATGGATATAACACCTATGGCACATATGCATATGGTATTCAGCGGCCTGCCTCTGATTCAATTACTCCAGCAACGACATGGAGCCTTGACGCATGGGGTGAATACTTAGTTGGATGCTCAAACTATGACGGCAAGTTGTACGAGTGGCAGCTTGGATTTACAACGCCTACGCTGGCCGCAGTCATTACCAATGCGCCAACTGGTTGCGCCGCAGTTCATGCAACTGCTGAAAGATTCCTGTTTGCGCTTGGTGCATCCAGCAATGGCCGTCTGGTGAAGTGGTCAGATCAGGAGAACAACACGGTATGGACAGCATTAGCCACCAATCAGGCCGGTGACTTTGAGATCAACAGCAGTGGCTCACTGAAGTGCGGAAAGCGCGTCAGGGGCATCAATTTGCTGTTCACCGACGTTGACGTGCATACCGCCAGTTATGTCGGCCTACCCTATGTCTATGCCTTTGAGCGTGTAGGTTCAGGCTGCGGCGTGATCTCCGCGCAGGCTGTGGCCGCCGTTGACACTGCCGCAATGTGGATGTCTCAATCAGGATTCTGGATATTTGATGGATACGTCAAGCCTATGCCTTGCGATGTCTCTGACTACGTCTTCCAGAACATGAACTATGCACAGGCCAGCAAGGTTTACGCTGTCCACAATTCAAAATATGGTGAAGTTTGGTGGTTCTATCCGTCGAGCGCCAGCAATGAGGTTGACTCCTATGTCACCTACAACTACCGTGAAAACCATTGGAATATTGGCGTGATGGGGCGTACTGCCGGCACTGACCGTGGAGTATTTACCAATCCTTTGATGGTGGATGCATCAGGCTACATCTACGAGCATGAAGTGGGCTATGCCTATGACTCTGGCTCTGTCTACGCTGAGTCTGGCCCAATGGAGATCGGAAACGGCGACAACATCATGTCGGTGCGTCAGGTGATCCCAGATGAGCAAACGCTTGGCGAAGTGCAGATTTCGTTCAAGACACGTTTTTATCCGATGGACACTGAGTACACCTATGGGCCATATTCAGCCGCAATACCTACTGATGTCAGGTTCTCTGGCCGTCAGGTGAAGATCAGGTACACCGGTGCCGTGCTGGAAGATTGGCGAGTTGGAATCAACCGGATTGATGCGGTGGCGGCAGGCAAGCGTTGAGCGAAGAGGAAGAGTTTGAGAGACTGCGCCATCATGTGGCAGCAGCCTTAGAATACTCTGGCGGCACTCATAAAGTTGAGGACATTGCTGAAGGGATCAGGCGGGGACAGTTTCAACTCTGGCCTGGCAAGAATTCAGTGGTGGTTACCGAGATCATTGTCTACCCGCAGTTGAAGGACTTGCACTACTTCCTTGCTGGCGGCGACCTAGATGAACTCCAATTGATGCGACCTATCATCGAGTCATGGGGAAAAGAAATAGGTTGCAGCCGAGTGTCTCTCGCTGGCCGTAAAGGCTGGGAGAGAACATTCTTAAAGGGTGAGGGATACGAACCGAAGTGGTTCATTCTGTGCAAGGACTTGTAAATGGCGTACACACAATTACCGAATGGCTTACTGGATATTTCTAATCCGGCATCCACTTTGGAGATGATGAAACAGGATGTTATTGAGCAGCCTGCGAATTTACTCGCCGTCAATCCAAGATCATCAAATTTACCTAGTGGCGGCGGTGGTGAAAATCATAATCAGGCACAGGTAAATGCATTTTTTAACAATATGACTCCAGGTGAGTTATCTGCATTTCAAGCAAATCAAGCGCAAGTTATCAATTCATTGCTTACACCAACATTCGTCAAAGTGTTGGCTCAGATTCTGGGTCAAGGAAATTCATCAGTTGGTACATCACCTGGCGCACCAGGTACTGCGGTTGGCTATGGCGGTACTGCTGCCAGCGGTATGTCTGGTATGGGGTTTTCTGCTGGCGCACCGTCAGGTCAATCTGCATCCAACTCAGGCTCTGGCGAGGGTGGTATGAATGCTGGTGGTGGTGGCCGTGGTGGTGGTGGCGGTTCATCTGGAACCGGAATAGGTGTTGGCTCTGGTGCTACAACATCAGGATCAACCAGTGTCTCTTCTAATGCATCTGTTGGCGGTATGAGTGCAGGCGGCAGCGGTGGTTCAGGTGGATCAGGTGCTGGCTGCTGCTTCATCATGCTGGAAGCCAGATATGGTGATGGCACTATGGACACCGTGGTACGCCGATATCGCGATGAGAAAATCACTGAGCGCAACAAGCGCGGCTACTATAAGCTGGCCGAGGTGTTTGTTCCGCTGATGCGCGAGTCAAAGCTGTTCAAATTCATGGTGGCAAAGACATTTGCTGATCCGCTGGTGTCCTATGGGAAGTGGCACTATGGTCAGAATAAACATGGCTGGCTGTTTAAGCCAGTTGAAAAATTCTGGATGAAGGTGTTCAATGTGCTTGGCACTGATACACAATTCATTCGTGAAAACGGTCAAACGGTTTAAGGGGTAATGTATGTCTAAAGGCGGTTCACAAACGAGTTCAACGAGCATTGACAAGGATATCAAGGCTAAGTATTTGCAGCAAGTAGGTCAGGCTGAGAAGGTTGCTGGCGGCCTTGGCGTGCAAGAGTTTGCTGGCTTTGATCCTATGTATCAGACGGCAGAAAAAGCAGCCTATGACGCAAGCATGAAGCCATTCGGCGCTGCTGACATCATGGAGTTTCAGAATCCTTATGAGCAGGATGTTGTACAGACATCGCTAAGGGATATTGAAGAGGCACGACAGATGCAGGCTCTAAACGATGCACAGCAAGCCATTGGCGCAAAAGCCTTTGGCGGTTCACGCCAAGGCGTGCAGTCTGCACTCACCAATGAGGCTGCGCTGAAGACTGCGGCCAGAACGTCTGCTCAGTTGCGCTCTGGTGGTTATCAGCAATCAGCTGCACTGGCGCAGGCTGCACGTCAAATGAATCAGCAAGGCTATCAGACCGCCATGAACTTAGGCTTAGGCCGACAGTCACTGGCACAGCAGCAGCTGGACGCGCAAAGAAATCTGGCGCTGCAACGCCTTGGCATCACTCAGTCTGCCATCTCCGCGCAGCCAGCTAACCTTGGTCAGATATCAACTCAGCCAACGTCACGCAATGTCGGTGCTGGTGCCTTGGGCGGTGCAATGGCTGGATTCCAACTCAGCGGTGGCAACCCATTGGGTGCTGCTGCTGGTGGATTGGTGGGGTTACTTGGATGAACTACCTAGAGTTACTGCGAAAAAACAATCCTGCCAGCGGCTTGCGTAAGCCGATGATGGGTGAAGGCTTTGACCTGTATGGTGGCGTAAAGAACGCAAGCCTTGGCATGACTATGCCGTCACCTGATTACGGTGATGGCCTTGGCATCAAAGCACCTGAGTCATTCGGACAGATGCCTGCTGCAAATCCGAAGATGGATGCTGGTGTCGCAATGTCGCTGCTTGATGCTGGACAAGAGAAGTCAGCAAATATGCAGATGCCGCAGCTGCCAGGCGGTAGCAATCTGACTTACGAGCAGTTGATGAAGATGTACGGCGTGACCGGCTTACTTGGATGAGGTGAAAAATGGCAGATTCTTTATATCCTAGCGCGTCATCAAGATATTACTTTGGTCAATATTTATCGCCAGAGATTTATCCTTGGCTTGGTCAGGGGAATACAGGACAAGATAATCGCAGCGCATTCTCTCCTTTGCTGTTTCCTCCAGAGCGTCCTATAACGTCACCAATTGTTCCGCAAGAAGAATTAACACCTCAAACATTTGGAGGTGGAGTTGTATTGGATACTGAACCTTACGTCAGTGACAGCGATAAAACAAGACAAGCAATTGAACAACGCATTGCAGATGCGCCAATGGCAATGGAGCCTTACGTCAGTAAGCGCGATAGAAGAATCCAAGCAATTGATGAGCGCATTGCAAATTCACCAATTCCAATTCAACCTTATGTGAGTCGCAAAATGGCAGATACACAAACAAACTCTAACTCGTTGGATAACCTTGGCAGCCTGTTGTTTGGCGGTGGAGGTGATGGCATGGAAGACTACCTGACTCCTAAGCAGCAAAAGGCTATTCAGAATCAAGCCATGATGCAGGCAGCTGCCTCACTACTTAAATCAAGCGGTAGGACTACGCAACCCATTTCGATAGGTCAGGCATTGGGTGAGGCATACGGCGCTGGCACAGCGGGTTATCAGCAGGCGCAGCAGGGGGCTATTCAGCAGTTGTTGATGAGACAGAAACTGGATGAGTACAAAAGACAGATGGCTGACGAGCAGGCATATAAAGATATGTTCACTCAAATTTCAAATGCTGGCGAACCAATGACAGCAATGCAAGCTGCGGCATTGCCAGACGCAACATATGGTCAAGGGCCAAGCCCACAAAAAGCCGCAATGATTGGTATGCCAACGCAAGCTAATGCAACAACTGGCGGTATGCCTGTTTTGACTCAAGTGCAAAGAGATATCTTGCGCCGTATGCCTGCTAAAGAGGGCAGAGCAGAACTCTTAAAGATGGTTCAGCCAGAAGAGTTTGGAGTGCCACAACCTCAAGTGGTTGATGGTCAAATTCAAATGGTTCAGTACGACAAAAAAGGCAATAGAAGAGTTGTCCCTGGTGTGATGCCTTATGAGGCACAGTCACCTGATATTCGTGCTGTTGAATACATTACTGGACAACCATTGGCGGGCAGGGGTCAGTCTGGAATATCTGAGGTTGGTCAGTACCGTCAGCAGATTGCGCCTAAGACAACTGTCACTGTACCTGTTGATATGACCGGCGGTCAAAAAGGATTTGAGAATGAGATGTCTTTAGGTAAAGCGTTTAGAGCAGAGCCTATTTACAAAGACTTCAGCGACATGAAGACTGCATATAGTCAAGTTGTCTCATCTTTGGCGCAAGGCACTCCAATTGGTGACGTTGCTGGCGCTACTAAGGTTATGAAGCTGCTTGATCCTGGCTCTGTTGTGCGTGAATCAGAATTGGGTATTGCGATGGCTGCGTCTGGCCGTATGGATAGGCTGCAATACTATTTTAATAATTTCATTTCAGGTGAAAAGTTGACACCTACACAACGCGATGATTTTAGGCAATTGTCGGCAGAGATTTATGCGGCTGCTGGTCAGGCTTACAACCAAAAGCGTGATGAATACAAAGGCTTTGGAGGTCAATATGGATTCAAGAATCTTGACGCTGCTTTAGGTGCGCCAGCAACATTGCCATCATTGGTGAAAAAGCCAGCGGATGGTGCAATCACAGGAACGCCGTTAGATATTCAAGATATATTGAACAAATATCCAGCAAGGAAACAATAATGGCTGATCCAACTATTGATGATCTTTATAAATCTTTAGCTGCTGCTGATGCGGTTGGTGATGTTCAGTCTGCTCAGATTTTGGCTGATTACATAAGAACGATGCAAGCACCAAAAGCAGCACCGTCAATGACTGAGGACTTGGTACGCCAAGCGGGTTTGTCTGTGCGTCCTATAGCGCAGTCCGTGATGTCTGCCGGAGGTATGCTGCCTATGGTGGTTGACCCTGCCGTCAACTTCTTTAATCTAGCCGCAGGCACTAATTTGCCGACAATGAGTCAGGCTATCCCTAAAACGCTTTCAGCAATGGGGTTGCCAGAGCCGCAGACGGCGCAAGAGCGAGTGGTGCAGGACATGGCAACAGCTGGTTATGGCGTATCTACAGCGGCCAATCTTGCTCAACGCGCACTGCCTATGGTGCAGTCTCAGACAGCGCAAGAATTCTTAAAGATGCTGGCAACAAATCCTCGCGCTCAGGCATCAGCCGCAACAACAGCAACTCTTGCTAGTGGTGCATTGCGCGAGGGTGGTGCGCCTCCTTACGCGCAATTGGGTGGGGCAATGATGGCCGGTATGGTGGCACCAGGTGGCCCAACTCTTCCATCAACACAACGCGCACTTGTTGCGCCGGTATCGTCATTGGTGCAGCCATTCACGCAAGCCGGTAGAGAAACCATCATTGGAAGTCTGCTCAATAGACTTGCAACAAATCCAGAGAGAGCAAGACAGAATTTAAGTCGTGCCGAGCCACTTGTGCCAGGCGTGCAGCCGGTTACTTCAGCCACGGCGTTTGATCCTGGCTTGGCCTCCGCAGAAACCGCAATCAGGGCGCTGGATCAGTCCGGTGCATTTGCTACGCGACTGTCTGCCAACCAGCAGGCTTTGCTTGATGCATACCGCCGTCTGTCTGGTAAGCCTGGCTCAGTCCCGCTGGCCGAGGCAAAGCGCACGGCAGTCACAGCGCCTATGCGTGAGGCTGCATTTGAGGGTGTGACGGTTAACCCTGACACATTCCAAAGCGGCATCAAACTGGTGGTGAATCAGGCCATCAACAATGTGATGACAAGCCCTGTCGGTGTACGTCAGGACGTTGAAACGGCCATGAAGTTTGCGGCTGATCGGGTTGCGCGCGCAAAGTCTCCAATGGAGTTGTACGAAATCCGCAAGGACTTGGCCGGTGCAGCGCAGGGTAAGTACAACCAAGAAAATCCAAGCCTGCGACTTGCAAGCGGTCAGTTAAAGCAAGTCATTGCCGCTGTGGATGACGTGATTGAGGCATCTGCGCCAGGCTTCAAAGCCTACATGGACAAGTACTCCAAGATGTCCGGCCCCATTGACCAGATGAAGATGCTGCAAGAGATTGAGCGTCGTGTTACCACCGGCCAGCCCAACCTGATGACGCAAGAGCCGGTGCTGGCCGCTGGTAGTCTGCGCCGCCAACTGGCAAACAAGGCCGAGGAACTCGATCTGAAGCTCTCGGTGCCGGCACAGACGCGCTTGGATAACATCATTGATGAGATCAACCGTGGCATGGCGGCTACTGCGCCAGGCGTGCGTGCGCCAGGCTCTGACACGTTCAAGAACATGAGCATGGGTAACCTGATCGGGCGAGTGTTCAGCGAGTCCATGGCGACCAACACCACACTGCGAACCATGACACGGCCTTTGGACTTCCTGTACAAGCTGCCTGATGAGCAGATTCAGCAGCTGCTGGTGCAGGCTATGCTTGACCCGAAGATGGCCGCCATGATGATGGCAAAGGCGAACATCACCAAGGTACAGCCTCTGGCAACGTCATTGCGTAACAAGGCACTTCAACTCGGATATGGCACCGCGATTGGTGCCGCACAAGGACAGTAATCATGGCAACCAGTTACTACCAAGACCCCTACGGCGCACCGGACTACTCGGCAGAGGGTATGCCAAGCCTGTTCTCTCTGAGTAATCTGGAGTCGCTTGTGCGAGGCACTGGTGCCGGTTTGCTTGATCTTCCCTACTTGTATGAAGGAATGTTTCAAGGTGATATTGATCCGCGAATGAAGCCAAGGAAGAGGCTTGTCCCATCATCCGAGCAAATACTGGCTACGACACCGCGCATGACAGCGCCAACGCCACAGGCAGGCTTGCTAGAGACTGCCGGTACATTCATGTCACCAGCACCCATGGCGGCTGTTAAGCCGTTGGTGAAGGGTGGTAAAGCAGTTGCACGCATGGCGGGTGAAGAGATCAATGCCGCCATGATGGGTGAGCGTGGCGGCCTGCTTGGTGCATTGACACCGCAGCCGATGTTTATGGTGACACCAGATGATGTTGCAAAATTTAAAAATTCTTCACAATCTCTTACTGGCAACAATGTATTTGATCCAAGATTTGATGACAGAATTCTTGAGCAGGAAAGATTAAAGAATTTAAAGACTACTGTTATTCCAGTTAATGATTATCAGGCACCTACAGTATCGCTTGGAAACTATGAGGGATACCCATTTATTACAAGTATGTCTGATAGAACTGGTACTGGTTTGCTCACAGATGTAAACAATGTTGTTTTAAATTATCCAGTTGAGCGCCAAGGCGGTCAAAACTTCATGTTTGAAAACCCTTATGTATGGGCATCAGGCAAAGAACCGGCAGCAGATATTCTTGAATTAGCTCAAGAATTTAAAAGAACAACTGGAAAAAATCCACTATACATACCTCAAAGAATGACACCATCTGGCGGTGACTTTGCAAATATGACTGGCGAAACAATGTTGTCTTATGCTCAAGCTGCAATGGGTCAACAAGGAAAAAAACAATTAGATAATTTTGTAAAGAATAACTATATATCTGATTGGAAAGGTTTAGATGATCCATCAAGCATTAATCAATTTAGATCGTTGTCAGATAAAAAGCGCAAGTCAATGAAAAAACAAATGGACAAATATTTTAGAAATGAGGGTGGTTTAAGTATTGGTGAAGCAAGACTTGCAATGGCAGATAAAAATCAATTGACCAGTAAAGATGCTGAAATTATGAATATAGGTCAGATTTATGCTAATCAATCAATAATTCCAGTTTCAGGTCATAGGGCATATCCAAGCGCAATACCAGGTAGAGGTATTGGCGTTACAGATAAAAATTTAAATATATTCCAATTGTTAGAGGAGCATAGTAAAAATAGAGGATTGCTTGACCCGAGAAATCCAACAAGAGATGATAGAAGAACTCTTGAAATGAAACCTTACGGTGGAGTTTTAACAGGCGATTTACTTAAGAAACTTGGGTATTAAAAAGAAATTCTGGCTTAAATTTATTAGCCAGTTTTTCGTTATATCGCGCCAATAAAAACTCGCGTACAGATTCTGGCGTGACTTCTTTTATCTTTGATCCGATGCAATAAAACTCATGCATGGTCAAAGCCTTAAGAATATCTTTTGGCATCTTCACGTCAACATTTACATACGGTGACAACCTCATCATCTATCTCCAAACAGTGCAGCCACCAGCGGATCGCGCCGTGGCTTGAGTCTATGACCTCTTTCACGCGCCAAGCGGAAAGCCTTATCGTCCAATGTCTCACGCTGCCTAAACCTACGCAAACGCTCCGCAGGTGTCAACGGTAGCGGTCTGGCGGCATCGGTGCCAATGCCGTACCTGTACACGGCCACCAGGATGCGGCCTGATCTAGCCCATTCCTGAATGTGTACGGTGCCAGCCAGCCGCAGCCGCTTGATCATCTGCTGCGCTGACCTCTCGGTGCAATACACCTTAGCCGCCAACGCTGGCGCTGTGCAGCCGGTGCGCTGAAGGATGTCAATGACTCGCGGGAGTCTTGCTGAAATCAAGTGTTGCGCTCCTTGAGCTTGGCTTCGACCATTTCCACAAGTTCACTATCTCTGTTGTAGTGTGAATTGCAGATTTCAAATACTTCTTCCTTTGTCAGCCCTACCCATGTGCGTTGTGCGTCCCAATAACGAACCCATTCACCATGCTCTGAAGGCTCCATTGAACCGTACATATCCATGTCAAATCGTGTAATTTCTGTCATGTGTTGCGCTCCTTGAGTTTGGCTTGCAATGCTTCACCAAAGGCAAGCTGACCCTGCATCTGATGACCACCGCAATGTTCTTTTAAGACTTCAAAATAAACATCCTGCATTTGTGTGCGAGTTAGATCAACCCATGTGCGCTGTGCTAAGGCTTGCTCTACTGCTTTGCGTATCTCTGCATCTACATCAGATTTTGTCCACAGATTAAATCTCGCTCTAATCCATGCGTTGAATTCAGCTTGTGTCATCACGCCACCTTTTTGTATTTGCCAGACCAGACGTAGTGGCCGCGAGAGTCTTTAGCGCCCATCTTCTTGAAGAACGTCAGCATGGACTTGTAGTTGATGCCAAAGCGGTCGGCAATCTCTTTCTTGGTCAATCCCTCACTGAGTAGCGACATGGCTCTACGGCCATTGATGTCAGGCAGTTTGCGACCTGAGTTGGGGCGGGAACCACCTTTCATCACTTCACCTCTGTTTCATCGAGCAGGAACTTGACCACGCACGCAAGCACGATCACCACCAGTGCAATGCCGAGCAGACCGATCAGCAGAAAATTTATCATTGTTTCCATAGAAATCCTCCGAGTCAAAATAGAACAGTGCCAGCACCGCCAGCACCAGCCATATGATTTTCACTTCTGAGCCGCCAGCAGTTCCATCTCCACCTCTTTCACCCGATCTTTGAGGATCGTCAACTCATGCTCAAGCGCGTCAATCTTGCGCTGCATACGCTCTCTGGTCATGTTCTCCGCGTGCGTCCAACCGATGAACGTGCCATCAGTCACCGCCTGGCGTGCCAGCGTCTTAAAGTCCTCGCGGGTGAGGAATCCACCGCCGACTTCCATGGGTGGCGTGAACTTGTTGACGGCGCGGTCAATCTCAATTTGCATTTTTTCAGACATTTGTCTCTCCTTGTGGTTGTGTGTTCCAGGCTTGCACCAGCAGTGCGGCGTTGTAGGGAATGCGTGTCACGGTGGACACAAACAAGCCTTTGCCGCGCTGTTTGCGCCCCCATGCGTCCATGGCATTGGCATTCTTTAATTCATTGCGTTTAACGGCGTTGTAGACCGCGTGCGGCTTGAATCCGGCATTCTCCAAGTCTTCCATGGTGCGCGGTTCTTGGCAAAAGTCTTGGAGGTCAGTCATATCCAGCCAAAGCCTTTACAAGCTGCGCCCAACATGAAAAGTATTCCCACCACATGGCAATAGGTAGGATGCAGATGAGGCGCAATGTAAATTGTTCCAAGAATTAAAAAATATTCTTCAGTTTTCATTGTTGCTCTCTAGCTTTCAACATTGCGTCTGCCCATTTGTATGCCGACACAGCTACTGCATCTGCGGCACGCTTTCCAGCATCAAAATTAAAATCGGCTGGGTAGATGAAGTCAGGATGCCATCCCTTTGCTGAGATATATCCTTGCAACGATTTGGCCGCGAAGTAGTCCCGCAATGTCATGCCTGTGTAGGTCATATTTCCCTGTGTATAAGGAAATGCTGGTGGGTTGTTCATGCCGACCACCATGCTACGAGCAGTGCGGCCAAGCCTACGCCGATGACAAGGCACAGCAAATAGTCCAGCGCGGCCTCTGCGCGTTTGCCAAGCCTGCGGTGGCTGTCGGCGGTCATGGCGTGTTGTGTGTGGTTCATAGGGGCTCCTTAAAGATAGGGGCTTGCGCCCCCTTGGGTTTACTTGCGTTCTACTGTGCCAACCAATTCGCCATCCATGATCAAAAACAAAATGTGTTTGGCAATGTTGAGTGTTTGGCGGCTGCGGTCTTGTGCGCCACCAGCAATCAATTCTTGAGCATCAGACATCAGGCCAGCCACAACCATGTTTGCGCCTGTGAATTGGTAAGTGATGGATTCTTTGACCGACTCCACATAAGCGTCAATATCAGCGACTCCATACATATTGATGTTGCGTTCTTCTTGAGCAGTTGTTTGTGTTGCGTTTGTCATTTTGCTTTCCTTTGAGTTGCGTTGTTGATTATTTGCGTGTCACTTTGACACATTTACCGTTGCGTACTGCATCACCGTGGTAGCGGCCTTTGTAGGTGACAACGTATCCACCAACAAACATTTTCTTGAAGTGCAATCTTGCTTGGGCATAACGAGTAGCAACAACTGTGTAGGTGATGTCGCCGGTGTTGAAGTCAAAGTGATATTGCATTTTGTTCCCCTGTTTGCTGTGTTGATGAACGAATCATATCAGGTTTGACGAACTCGTCAACAACTATTATTTAGACCTTACAAGTTAGTCAAGTATTCTGCCACTACAATGTCCCTGCTGGTCTTTGCTTTCCAGCAGTTGCCTTTGGGGATCGGTTCACGCTGATCCCCTTTTTTCGCTGTACACTTGACGCTTTCCACAAAACATGGTTAACATTGTAAACATGAAAGTCTCACAGCAAGCAATTCAAGACATCAAGCACAAGATTGAGTCAGCCGGTTACCGGATGTCGGACTTGTGCCGAGTCGCAGAGATCGACCAGGCGCAGCTATCGCGCTGGGTAAACGGTCAGACCGAGCCACTTTACAGCACCGTCATCCGCTTGGAGCAGGCCGCAGACGCGCTCATCACTGCAAGGCTACAGGTACTCAACAAGGCCATGGAGGATGCCGTCAAATGAGAGTAATCGGAATTGATCCTGGCCTATCTGGTGCCGTGGCGGTTATCAATGGCACTGACAGTCTGCGCGTCTTTGATATGCCAACCATGACGATTGACCGCAATGGCAAAGCCAAGCGGCAAGTCAGCGCCAGCGAGTTGGCTGAAATGATTTACGTCATGAAGTCTGACGATTGCCATGTCTACTGCGAGCGCGTGGGAGCAATGGCAGGCCAAGGCGTTACCAGCGTCTTCAGCTTTGGCCGCAGCTTTGGCATGATCGAGGGCATTTTGGCCGCGTTCAAACTGCAAGTGACTTATGTAGCACCAGCCACATGGACTAAGGGCATTGGCCGTGCGCCAGGCAAGGATGCCAGCCGCGCTCGCGCCATGGAACTATTTCCAAACAATCAGAGTGACTTCAAGCGCGTTAAGGATGATGGCCGCGCTGATGCTGCGCTGATCGCTGCATGGGGGATCAAGCATGGATGACATGGCTGACATGGAACGCGCCATCATGCGCCAGCACATAGTCTGGCTGGCTGAAATGCTAGAGAAGCAGCGCAAAGCCAACCAAGACAAAGTCGTATTCCTCAAACGGCTGCTCGATCCCGAGGACTTGGGACACGCGGCAAGCACTGAGGTGCGGCAGCTGGCGTACCAACTCATCATCAACGAACATCACATTGAAAGAGATTCATGGCAAAGCAACTAAGGCTCAGACCGTCTTCCGCATCGCGCTGGATCGCCTGCCCAGCATCAGCAAAGCTGTGTGAGCAAGTCCCGAAACGCCCATCTGGTGAGGCTGCCAACATTGGCACCGCCATTCACGCGCTGGCCGAGACCTGTTTCCAACTCGGATCAGACCCACTCCAGTTTGTCGGCCAGACGGTGGAAGGCATCACCATGACCGAGGACAACTGTCTGTATGCGCTGGAACACATGAAAGCCATATGGGCGATTCAAGACCAACTCGGCATGGTCAAGGTGGAAGTGCCGGTGACGCTGTTTAGCACGGCGCTCTTCAAACTCGGTGGCACAGCTGACGTTGTCGGCTACTCAATCAGCCAAAAGAAACTCGTCATTGCGGATTTAAAGACCGGCAAAGGCTGGGTGGACGCTGACACTGAGCAGCTGAAAATCTACGCGCTGGCCGCCATTGCAACGCTGCGGCTTGTCATTGATGAAGTTGAACTACAGATCATCCAACCGTTTCACGGTGAAAAGCGCATCCACACAATGACCGCCGATGAACTTGGCGAGTGGGAAGAGAATATTCTGATGCCGGCAATTGATGACGTGGTCAGTGACGCACCATCATTTAAACCATCAGAGTCAGCCTGCCAATGGTGCGATGCCAAAACAATCTGTCCGGCGCAGCAAAAGCAGTTCGATATCGTGGCGGCGCAACCAGACATCAGCGTCATGAAGAAAGAAGAAATTGCGGAAGTCATGCTGGCGCTGACACCGGAGCAGATCAGCGCGATTCTGGACAAAGCGCCGCTGGTAGAGAAATTCATAGCGGCGGTACAGGAACACGCGCTGCAAGCCATGGAAAAGGACGGTATGGTGGTACCAGGCTGGCAGTTGGCACCCAAGCGTGCATCCCGCAAATGGATTGATGGCAATGCCGCGCGCGAACAATTGACAGCAATAGGTTTGTCTGACACCGACATATTTGAAACAACCCTAATTACTCCTGCGGCAGCGGAAAAGCTACTGCCAAAGGAACAAAGAGTTATCTTGGACGAGTTAACCGTCAAGGTATCAAGTGGACTCACGCTTGCGAGAGATCGCAGTCTGAGTCAATAATGCAATCCCTAAACTTCTGAAAGCGAAACGCAAAATGCTAAATTTATCCTCTGGTGGCGGTAATGGAAACTACCTCCGCTTCTCTCCCCAAGCCAACGCTTGGACAAACAACCTCGGCGAGGAAATCCAACTCGGTAAGGTTGTCTTTGACATCGGTGCAGTGCAAACCGGCTGGCTGCAACTCGGTGTTGGTGTACGCGATTGGCAGCCCGATGCAAGCCTTGGCAAGAAAGGCCCGCAGCCGTCACCTGACCACAAGCGCGGATTCATCATCCACTTCTATAACAAGGCGCTCGGCTTGTGCGAGTACTCTTCATCAGGAGTAGGCCCAAATATGGGGCTGGAGAAGCTGTACATGGACTGCGCGGCGCAGCAGGCCGCCAACTTGGGTAAGTTGCCTGTGCTGGAGTACACCGGCTCCAAGCTGGAGAAGATCGGCAAAGGCACCACCCGCATCCCGAACTTCAATATCGTGTCATGGATCGACCGTCCCGCTGGCATGGATGCTGACGCGGCTCAGGAAGCAGCACCAGCGCCGGTGGCACAAGCAAGGCCAGCGTTCATACCGCCAGCACCAGCGCCAGCGAAGACTGCGATGGCCGCAGCAGTGGCTGATGACGAGATGTTTTAACTGATCGGCTTTAAGCACCGCTGGCTAACCCCAGCGGTTTTTTTTCCTCTAAAAAAATAGAACATGAAATATCTCTCACTTTGCAGTGGTATTGAGGCGGCAACAGTAGCATGGCATCCCCTTGGATGGGAAGCAGTAGCGTATTCGGAGATCGAAAGATTCCCATCAGAAGTGCTGGCGCACCATTACCCATCAACGCCAAACCTTGGCGATATGACGAAATTTAAGGAGTGGACAAATGTCTCAGATGTCGATGTTCTCGTTGGAGGAACTCCCTGCCAATCATTCAGTGTCGCAGGACTCAGAAAAGGATTGGATGACCCGCGTGGCAACCTCATGCTTACCTATCTTGCCATTGCTAAACAATATCGCCCCAACTGGTTGGTCTGGGAGAACGTCCCCGGCGTTCTGTCCTCCAATGGAGGACGGGACTTTGGCAGCTTCCTTGGAGGGTTGGCAGAATGCGGGTATGGGTTCGCATACAGGGTGCTTGACGCTCAATACTTCGGAGTGGCACAGCGCCGCCGCCGTGTGTTCGTTGTCGGATACCTTGGAGACTGGCGAGCTGCCGCAGCGGTTCTTTTTGAGCGCCACAGCCTGTCAGGGCATCTTGCGCCGAGCCGAGAAAAGAGGGAAGCAGTTGCCAGTAGCACTAGAACAGGCGCTTCAGTCGGTAGCTTGTGCGTTAGAACAGGTCAAAGCATAAGTGTTCAAGATGCGGCACAAGGTCATTTGATGCCAATCATGCATTCTGAACTCTGCCCTGCGCTTAAGGCTAGGGACGCTAAAGGCCCATCAAGTGATGGTGATGGTGATGGTGATGGTGCAATACTTGTGCCAATGCAGCCAGCCTACGGCATACCTGGCAACTGGATCGGGCGCAAGCCTGAGAACGGTGGCAACGCCACAGAGCCAATGCACGACATTGCGCCGTGTCTCACCAAAGCAGATCAGCATGGTGTGGCGCAACCCATACCGCTTGACATGATGAACATCAGAGGAAGGCCATCTGATGATGGCCGAGCAAACCGCATTGGGCGTGGATATGGCGAGGTTGGTGATCCAATGTTTACTATTACCAAAGCCAATCATCATGGTGTGGCGCAACCAATGGTTGTTCACGGCACACAAGACCCATGCGTGTCGGACATTGCATTTGCACAAGGCAGAAACAATGGTGGGGAAAATGTGTTGATTCAAGCTGTCGGCACAGACTTATACAACGGCAACATCACAGGCGATGTGGCGGCAACCATGGGAACACCTGGCAGTAGTATCAATGCAAGTGGTCCGACAGTCATGCAAGCCATGGCCGTCAGAAGACTCACCCCTGTTGAATGCGAGAGATTGCAGGGCTTTGGCGATAACTACACCGACATCAAGTCAAAGGGAAAAACCACGCCAGACGGTCCAAGGTACAAAGCCTTGGGCAACAGCATGGCAGTGCCTGTGATGGCATGGATCGGGCAACGCATAGAACAAGTAGAGGCAATATGCAAGCAGAACAAATAGCCAAGACGCTCGGCAACGCAAAGAAAGCAAACGGTCAGTGGGTAGCCAGCTGCCCTGTACCTGGTCACGGTAAGGGTAACGGCGACAAGAATCCATCACTCAGCATAGACATCAATGACGAGGGCAAGCCGCTGTTCCACTGTCATGGTGGATGCTCACAGGAGGACGTGTTCCAGACCATCAGGGAACTGCACCTGTTGCCGGAACTCATGGAGCGTCCCGACCCACTCGCCAACATCAAGCCGATACCGCGCAACGTCCTAGAACAGGAGTGGCAGTACCAGGACGAGGACAGGACAACGGTGTTCGTCAAGCAGCGGTACAAGGTAGGGGAGTCTGGAAAGACTTATAGACTCTACAAAGTTGATAGTGATGGCAGACGCTCCACAAGCCTTGGAGATGCCCGCATAGTGCCGTATAACCTCCCGCAGCTGCTGGACGCGAAGACCGCAGGCAGGAACATCTTCCTTGTGGAAGGCGAGAAAGCCGCGGATGCCATCACAAGCATTGGCATGATCGCCACAACGGCGCACACTGGTGCCGGAAGCTGGCCGGAGGCCATCACCGAATACTTTGCTGGCGCTCAGGTCATCATCCTGCCGGACAACGACACACCAGGCTGGCAGTACGCGCACAAGGCGGCTCAAGCAATACTGCCCATCGCCAAGTCGGTCAAGGTAGTAGACCTCGGCCTGCAAGGCCAGGGCGATGATGCCTACGAATTCATTGAGGCTGGCGCAGGCAGAGAGAAGCTGGTGGCGCTGGTCAAGGCGGCGCAAATCATCGCCACTGTGGATCAGGTAACAATGCCCGAAAGGTTGAATCCGATCATCAATGAAGTGCAAACAGCAACACCGCCAGCCGAGGACATCGCCAAGGAATTTGAGTCAGAGCCAGCGCCAGCGCCACCCACCAAGCCGCCAAAGCAGATCAACATTGAGCATTGGGACAGCATCCAAGACGAGCCGGTGCGCTGGATGATAGATAAGGTGCTGCCTGTGGGTAGTTTCAGCGCCTTGTACGGTCCACCTGGTAGTTTCAAAAGTTTCCATGCGCTTCATATTGCTCACTGTATCGCCACAGGTACACCATGGATGGGGAACGAGGTCAGCGAGCCTGGCTGTGTTTTATATATCGCGGGGGAAGGCTTTGGGGGAGTCGGCGCAAGGATTAAGGCGTGCAAGCAGCACCACGGTACAGAGGACGGCGCACCGATCTACGTCATCAGGCACCAGCTCAATCTCAGATCGAGCGTGGAGGACTTCAACGGGCTGATGCTGGCCGTGGAGCATCTGGTCATAGACACCGGCATCGACTTCAAGCTGATCATCATCGACACGTTAGCCAGGGCATTTGGCGGCGGGGATGAGAACTCGGCCTCAGACATGATGCAGTTTGTGGTGACCTGTGGGCATATCCAGAAGATCGTGCAGGACGCTGCGCTCATGATTTTGCATCACAGCGGGAAGGACTCAGCTAAGGGGATGCGGGGATCGTCTGCG